ATTTCTCATCGTAGCCTTCGTACTTCTTCATTTCCTCAGCGTGTGCATCGTTCAGCTTCTTCAGTTCGTCAGCATGAGCGGAATCCAGTGCTTTCTTGTCTTCAGGACTTAACCATCCCTTGTACTCTTCACGCACCTTCTTCTCTGCACGTTCGATTCTTTCTTTGATTCTGTTGTCAAATTCTTCCTGTGTTTCGATTACTTTAAATTCAGCCATATTTTTTCTCCCACTTTTTACCGCTGTGTAAGCGTAAATGTTAAAAGGCACCGAAGTGCCTTAATAACCAATCTTCTGTTTTCTCCGTTCTTGAATTGTTGACCTTGCCCAATAGGCGAATGCCATAGACTCGACAATCGAGATATCCACACCATTCTTGATGGATCTATATCCGAACGCTCCGCTTTTACCGATTAGCCTTCGTTCACAGTTCGATACCGACTGTGTCACGCTCGGCTGACCCATGTGTGTAATGGTAGCCAAATCGACTGCTTGTCTGAATCCTGCATACGCAGTAATGACTTCATCATACGAAGGCACTATCACCTTGGCTTTCACCTTGGCTTGTTTAAGGGCATCTGAGAGCATTTCTGTTTTTCCCTTACCGTCAATCACCACTGCATACACATCAGCCGTAGAAACAAAAGAAACTATCCATGCGAAGCCTTGTGACTGTGGCTTGCATCCGATGGTTTCTAGAAAAATCTTTTCGTCTTCTGTCTTCAATGCAATCGACAGGGATGTGTTTGCTCCATCTACACCGAACTTCACTCCGCAAAATATTTTGCCTTTCAGCTTCGGTAGTCTTGGAGATTTCAAACTCATCCATTCTGCCTGTGTGATTTCTGACTTCAGTTCATAGGAATGCCAGTACCCTAGCCTTTGAATAACGAAGTCCAGTTTGTTTCGTACATCCTCTGAGCGGATTGTACGCTCTCTCAATATCGTTCCTAAACTCGGATTCGTTTCGTACCATAAATCAACATTCATCACATCTTCCGGCTGTTGATAAACTGACCACTCAGACCAGCCAGTGTCATAAGCATGACCGGACAGGACTTGCTGACGGACACCCACAAACACATCACCTTTAGATGTGACTGTCGGTGGTGTACCGCAGAAAATCGTCTGCGGATTCGGTGAAGCAGCAATGGTGTAAATCAGAGCACTCTGCTGAGCACTGGTGTACTCCTGCGCTTCATCGATAATCAGCAAATCGAAACTCTCACCGATTCCCCCTGCTTCGGTTCGTGTACGGAATACAATCGAGCCACCGCCTGTGAGGAATATCTGTTCAAGACCATATTGTTTTGTTGCTTTGAAACTCTTAGCAGGATCTATGCGACCTTTTTTCTTTCGACCCAGTTCGACATATCCTGCATCACTTAAAACCTTCATCAGTCTGACAAAAGCAGAATGTGAAGTGCTTGTTTTGTGAGCGGTATGGCAGATTTTCTCACCATTGACTAATCCCCACATTTCACGCATCACAAGGATTTCGCCTTTACCGTTTTGGCGAGGAACTTCATAGCCGTATTTCTGATGTGTCCATAGACCATCATCATTCTGAGCCATGATGTTGCTTATCAACAATTTCTGCCAGTCCTGTGCTTCCCTTCCGCACGTCTCATACAAATCGACTGCTTCAGTGCCTTTGGACTGGGTATACGGTAAAACAATTGACTGTGTGGGTGCTTGGCTTCCTAGTCTTGCCATACACCCTTCCTTCTTACGGTATCAACCGTCTCAAACTTGGATTGCTTGCCAACCTCTCACGCACTATAGGGTTCTGTGATGAAACCATATCCACAAGCCATCCAACACCGTACTCTTGTACTTCGTTCTTGTATTTGTTGAGCATGATGGATGCACTCTTTGCAGAGTACCCTGTCACGCTCTGAAATATCTGTAGGTTGCTGTTTCTCCGCTGCCGTGCGACTGCCTGTGCTCTGACTTGAGCCTGATGCTCTTGTTCTTTCTGTTGAACCGCAGTAGTTCGTGCGTTTGCATCTTCACCAGTCCACTCAGCTTTATACCAAGCATCCTGCCGTCTTGCTCCTTGGATGTAAGTCAGTTCACAACGGCATCCAACGTGCCTACGGAAAACATCATTGCCAGTATTGCTGACATCTTCATAGTTGTATGTTCCTGCCATACTGGCACACCATCGGCACGGTATCACATACGAATATGGATACTTCTTACCTCTGATGATTTTTACCTTTGACTTCACTGCATACGGTTCAGTCTTTCTGACAATCGTTGCCTTCAGTCCAAGTTTAGTGTTTGCTCTCGCATTGTCTCGAATCGACTGGTCTACGATTGCCATGCCGTAATTGATGACTGGTTCGTGCATGATGTACCGCACTTCTTCCATCGGAGCAGAGGACATCTTCTCGATGAACCCTGTAATTCGGTTTGTATCCAGTTCCGGTGTGATAATGCCGATGCCCAAGTCATTGCTTTCGTTGATGTTCCTCTGAACCACCTGTGTGGCTTGGGTAATTACGGAATGCATATCGGTGAGATTCGGTTCAAAGATGTCCTTTGCTTCATCGTAGGACATCTGAACCATATCCTTCGTATAGTCATCCAGTGAATGATACATTAACTCACCGACACGCACGGCATACTCGTTCGCATCGTTGTAATTGGTGCCGTCTCTGATGCGGTTCGCAATCGTCTTGAGCCGTCTGTCTCTTGCGACCCTGTTCAGGAACGTATTGCGAATCTGAGTGCTTAACTCACTCATTCTCTTCTACTCCAACAGGTTCACCAGCTTCAATGCCTGTCATCTCTGACAAATTCTCAGCACTGAAGAAATTCGGAACTGCTTGGTTCAACTTGATTGCACCATCACCAACTGAACTCAACATAGCGGCATCCGGTTCAAATACTGGCATCCACACTCCTTTCATCTGCGCGATGAGTGAACGTGAATACGGTTCGCCATCACGAAGACTAGCGGCTACATATCCGACATTTGCAAATGCCGTGCCGAAGGTCTTCTGTGCTTTTCTTGCTGTCAGTCTCAAGGTTTCATGAGATGCCTTGATTGCTTCCGCACTGGATGGATTGTCAGTAACGAATCCAAGGTCATCCATTGTCAGACCAGTTTCACCGCCAAACATAGCCGCAGCCATTCTTAACTGCTCGGTGTACGGTGACATGGACTGCTGTGTGAACTGTCCTAACTTCGGACTGTCACCGTTCTCATCCTTGTCGAACCGGAGCATCGTTGAGACTGTTGCCTTCCACGAATCGAGTGGGTCTGCATCAGGATCTAATCCGGTAACGTATTTCTGTGGGAAGGAATAGAACTCTGCTGACACCTCTGCACGTTCCATGGTGGACTGTGCGAACCGCTGATAATACATACACGCTCTTGAAATTCGAGAATGACCGAACGGTCTTTCTGAATCGGGTCGGAACGGAATCGGAACGAGTAGCGGATATCTTCCTGTGTTTTCCTCGAACAGTGTTGGTTTTCCTTTTTCAAAATACTGTGTTCCTTCAGGAGCAAAGTATGCTTCTACCAGTGGTCTGCCGTCTGAATCCCTGTCGAGTACTGCATAGCCTTCCTTCAGAAGACCAGTGAACTCATCAATGATGCCTGTCGCATCCTTTGCGGTCAGAACGGACAGCTTCGGTGTTTTTTCTTCTTCATCACCATGGGAAACATGAACGAACGAGCACGAACCGATTAACGCTTCCTTAATTGCCGAATCAAAGAAGATGTCAGGGTTATTGAAATCAAATATCTGATTTGCTCCGAAGGCATCCGTATTGTCGGTGAATCCTTGGAACACTAGCCTGTCAGCAAGTGAATCAACAGCCTTCGTGCACCATCCCACAGTTGACCGATAGTTTTCTTTCAGCCACGAAGGAATCAGCAGACCAGTGTCTGACGGCTTGTCCTTCATTTCGTAGTATTTGTACCTTAATTTCACTCGGACTTCCTTCTGATGTAACTTGTTCCGAAGGTATCCGATGCCTTTTAAATCATCCATATCGATTCTCCTGTGCGTTTTCTGCGAGATTTTTACCTAGTAACAGCGCGGCTTTGGTGGCTGGGTGGTGAGAGGGGGATATGCCCCCTAAGCACGGTAACTCTGCCAGTGGTATGAGAGCGGTAAATTGTCATTGCCAATCTCATGCGTTTTTTCTTCTATGTCCTTATTGTTTTCCATTGTTAACTTGCTTGACTTCACCTGATTGCAGATGAGATGAGTAAGCTGTAGGTTGTCCAGTGCCGATGGGTGACCGCCTTTTGCTATAGGGATGATGTGGTCAACGCTTGCACTCA